ACCTGCTTTGGCAATGGTCTGAGGCTTTGTAGATGCAGCTGGGTTGACCAGGAAGACAACCTTTGCTGCTGCTGCTGAGCCTTCGCACAGAGCTTGGCTCAATGCTTCGAGGGAACGGAGGTCACCGAGGAACTCCTCGACACGACCACGTCCATAGTCTTCGCCATCAACCGAGACCATGCGGAGCACGAGCCAGGGAGAGGCGTCAGCTGGTGCCTTACTGAGGGAGCCAGGGATGATCATGTCATCTACTTCCTGGTGCCATACCCACGAGCCGTTGTCCTGACGTCGGACATAGGTGAAGACCTCAGCGTCTTCGTCGTGGTTGCTGCCCATATCCATGGACCTATTGGGATCTGGCTGGAGGTCAATCCCCAACACCTTCCTGTTGATCAGCTCTTTAGTGACGATCTCGCACACGTAGCCGTTGCCATCACGGCTGACGACATAGCGGTTGAGAGGGAAGTTCTTCAGACCCTCTTTGCCCATAAAGATCAGGGCGTTCCCGCCAACGATCAGGTGCTTCAGAGCCTGGTGAACGACGACACGATCACTAGATGCAGAGATCTTGTCCATGACCATTCGTTCCATCTTGGCGAATGACAGGTCAAGCTCACTACGAATCTCAGCTGGAATCTCTTCCCCAAGTTTGTCGTCCCTTACTTGTAACTTAAAGAACGAAGTTTGTGGAGGAAGCAATGCCAACATAAGTTTGGCTGCCAAAGTCACAACAGCTTTACTTCCCACCGATTGCCAGGGGGTAGTCAGCTTTCGTTTACTTGGACGAACGCCAAGGTCATCAACAATAAGGTGGGGAAGCGTCAGCTCAGAACACTCAACTGCCCGATCAAGAAACTGAGATCGTGCGGTAGACAGTTGGTTGTACCGCTCTTTCGCTTTATACATTCAGACCTCCAGTAGATCCACCAGAGGCTTGCTGTGAAAGGGGGATCTTCAGATCAGATGCACCAACACGCTTGGCACGTTGGACAGACATCTTCTTAGCGAAGTCAACCTTTGGCTTCTTTTCTTTTTCTTGTAGAGCCTGCGGGGGCGGCGGTGGCTTCACCGGCTCAGGTGCTTTCTTCTGGATAGGTGGAAGCTTCGGAGGATCGGGAGGCTTCGGTGGTTTGAATCCAAGAATGTTTGCTACATCAACGCACATCTTCTTCTAAGAGTTCTTTAATAAAGGTCAAGACACTGACCTGCCCAGCCCGATAGTAAATATCGGGAGGGAGATCAGAAGGTTTGACTGGCTCATCAGGGAATGCTTCCTCAAGACGAGCCAAAATCATGTCCAGTTTTTCGTACTGGAACTTAAGCGTATTGGGGTAGGTTTCGGTTGTCATGTTCAAAGAACGACGGCATTCGAGCTGCACGTGTCTCAGACAGTTGAGGAGCTTTGCCCTCATACATCAGTCGATCACTGGAATCCAGCCAAAATTTTTTGTTCAGATATTTGTTCTCTGCTGTAGTAGACAGAGGCTTCATCACCCAGTTGATCGTTGCCTTACGGAGTTTGTCGAGAGACTGTGATGTCTCCAAACCAAGCTCCTTACAGACAAGAGAGTTAGTAGCTACGTGGACTTGTTCGTCTCTACTAATATCGGCTGATACTGTGCGTAGCTGAGCATTACCGAGGAAGCGGAATAGCGGGAGCAAAGTAAAGAAAATTGAACGCTCGGCAACCATTGCTTTGGCAATCGTGTGATCCGGATGAGCAATCCAGGCATCCCGTAGCCGCAGTGCTTCGGCCTCAGCCGTTGGATCAACGCCGAGAGAATCGGCCACGTAACCGAGTGCAAGGTCATGCTTAATCTCGTCTGTGACGTTGGATGCAAGCAGCTTCCGTGCCATTTC